TGATCCTGCTGTTCGGGCCGTGTTCCGCAATGAGGCAGTGATCCGTCGTGCTGGTGGCGTGGAATGTCTTGAAAGCTGGTTACTTCGTGAAAAAGGCTGCCAGTGGCCTCATTCCGACTGGCACAGCGAGAACATGACCACAATGCGACACGCTCCGGGCGCAATCCGTCTGTGCTGGCACTGTGATAACCAGCTGCGCGATCAGTTCACGGAACGGCTGGAATCAATGGCAACGGATAACTGTGCCCGCTGGGTGTTGTCTGTTGTGCGTCGGGATCTCGGTTTTGATGATAGTCACGTTGTGACAATGCCGGAACTGTGCTGGTGGCTGGTTCGTAATGACCTGGCGGATGCCTTACCGGAAAGTGCAGCCCGTAAGGCACTGAGATTACCGAAGCCTGTTGTGTCGTCTGTCACCCGGGAAAGTGACCTTGTGCCTTCGGTTCCTGCCACCAGCATCATCCAGGATAAAGCGAAAAATGTGCTGGCGCTGAAAGTGGATCCTGAGTCGCCGGAGTCTTTTATGTTACGCCCAAAACGTCGCCGCTGGGTCAATGAAAAGTACACGCGCTGGGTTAAGACACAGCCGTGTGCATGTTGTGGAAAGCCTGCTGATGATCCCCACCTGATAGGCCACGGTCAGGGGGGAATGGGTACAAAAGCGCATGACCTCTTTGTGTTGCCTTTGTGCAGAAAGCATCACGACGAGCTGCATGCGGATACCGTGGCATTTGAAGATAAGTATGGCTCCCAGCTGGAGCTGATATTTCGTTTTATCGATCGTGCGCTGGCAACTGGCGTGCTGGCCTGATTTTGTGGAGAAAGTTGATGCGTGATATTCAGATGGTTCTTGAGCGTTGGGGGGCATGGGCGGCGAGTGACAGTTCAGGAGTAGACTATTCGCCTATAGCTGCTGGGTTTAAGGGACTTCTTCCCTATACAAGCAAAACACGTCAGGCTTGTTCAGATAGTGATGCATTAATTATTGAAGGTTGTCTTGCTCGTCTAAAGCAAAAAAGGCCAGACGAACATTCGCTTCTTGTTGCCCATTACCTATACGGTATCTCTAAAAGAAAGCTCGCCAAAGCTCGTAAAAAGGATGAGAAACTAATACGCATTGAGATACAGATGGCTGAGGGGTTTATTGAAGGCTGTCTCTCAATGCTTGATCTTTGTTTGGAAATGGACCAATAGACTACTAGAATAGCAACTGCCGCTCAGCTTTGCGGATCGGCAGTTTCTGATGGTGTAATGTTACGCGCAGATGTTTCAAGTATAGATTCCCTTCCGATTGATACCAAAATTTCGATTGTTCTTGCTTTAGCCTGCATCAATGTTGATTTTATTTCAGGACTTAAGTGGTCAGATCGTAACTGCTTCTCAATCTCAGCCAAATCACGCTTGCATTTTGCTCTTTTGGCTGCGTCTTCTGGAGATTCGAAACCATGCCTCGAAATGAACCAATTCATGACGTAAGTTAAAGTTGCCGCAACACCCGGTACTAATGCGTAGGCTACAGTTCGCCACACGCTATTAGGGTCGGTTAAAATCGCGCTAACAAGAACACTTAAAATTGCTCCCCAACCACCAGTTGAAAGGGTAGCTTTTCCTGTGCTTAGACCTTTAGTTTGAGAATTCATTTTCGTTTTGAATTCTCCGCAATTGCCTCATCAATGAGGGTTGTTAGCATTTTTCCCTTTTTACTTGGAACTTTTATTACTAGCGTTTTGGTCACTCCGGAATCTTCATCGTGATATCGGAATTCGAAGACTTTTGTAGGGAATAGTCGACGCCAAAGCAAGGCTGACGCTGAATAGCAAAAACGACTAAAGGCAGGGATGATCATTATCACCCCTATCCAGAAGATCAGTTGTGCTATCTGCATGTTTAGTGTCACTTTTGTCAAGCCTCAGCAGGGCGTTTTCGTTTTACTTTGGTTATAGCATACTTGGTTGTGGCATTTCGCGCAGTGAAAGTTTTTATAGTTTTTAGCTCAACAACAAACAAATCTTCTTTTGTAAAACTGATGATTCCGTTTTGAACTTGGTGTATAAACAACTGATCTTCAAAGGTAACAGCATGCTCTTCGCCTAAATAATCGATTCTCCAACCCTTTGTACCCTCGAAGTTGATCTGTACGAATCTAACATTGACTTCTTCTACAGACTCTTCTTTTTCAAGTAGTGTGCCTCTAGGCAGCGGTTTGATCTCTTCGGTTTCACTTCCTTCAAGACGAACGACTTCTTCGCCTTCATCATTCAGCACCTTAAATACTGCTCCTTGTTTGCCGTCTAATGGTGCACGAACTACATTCACAAGGGCATCACGGACTTCTGGATCTGTTACTAACTTAGCCACTGAGTCATGGCAAACAATTTCTTCCCCTTCAAGCTCAAGAACAGATTCTTCTGTTCCTGCCCGTTTTGTTACCGAAATTACTTTCTTGCTGCCCAGTTGGCGGATTAGTGATAATGCTGGAGCTCCAATAGTAGCCCCGGCTATCCCTGTTAGGCCAATCACTTTTGCTACGTCGACGGCATGAGGAACAAGCTCCATCATCGTATAGGATACGCCGAGTGATCCCGCTTCAGCTGGATTAGTAACCATTAACTTAACGGTTTGTTGGCCGTCATTAAGTCTTTTATCAGCTGCTGATATTAAATCTGCCATCGAACCTATGGAAATGCTTAATGTTTTGGCATCAATTTTATGCTGTGCTAATTCATTATCCTCTGCATCGTAGAAGATCTGAAAAGAAGTTGTTTTAGTCACTCTTTGCTCGCTATGTCTTGATTTTTTTCCACAAAATACCTTTTTTTGGTGTAAAAAACATTATCGCGGTCCGCAAAAATTGCGTTACTGTGTTAAGAGTGATTACTTCGTCACACAGCTTAAACCCGCCGTCGAGCGGGTTTTTTTATACCTGTAAACCTGGTGCAGTACGGTAAACACGCTGGTGGTCGTGAATACTGACTTTTTATCTTGCTGGCTTTTTAGACAAGAGTTATTGGTATGTCATGTTAACCATGAAGGTAAAAAGACATGCTAAAACAGCAAGATATGACAGAAACGGCGAAAGTTGTTTTTAATGAATTAAACGGCAAACCGGCAACAGTCGGGGAGATAGCACAAAACACATACCTTTCACGCGAACGCTGTCAGTTAATACTGACCCAGCTGGTTATGGCGGGGCTGGCAGATTACCAGTTCGGCTGTTACAGACGCCTTCAGCAATGAAGGGCTTTTAATTTGTGAAAATGGGCGGCTGGTGGGTGTTGGTAGCACCTGCCAGCCATTCGCTCATGCTTACTGGTCACAAGCGAACCATGGCCCACTGCTTTAGCGCAAAAGCAGAGTGAGCCTACCAGAGTTACGCTTACTGATCCATGAAAAATACTGTAAAAATAAACAGTGTTGATTTAATCAACGCTGATTGCCTGCATTTTATTCAGTCCCTGCCTGATGACTCCATTGATCTGATTGTTACCGATCCGCCGTACTTCAAAGTGAAGCCCAACGGCTGGGACAATCAGTGGAAAGGGGACGAAGATTACCTGAAGTGGCTGGACCACTGTCTGGCCCAGTTCTGGCGGGTACTGAAACCAGCCGGAAGCCTTTACCTGTTCTGTGGACATCGCCTGGCATCTGATATCGAGATCATGATGCGTGAACGTTTCAACGTTCTTAACCATATCATCTGGGCGAAGCCGTCCGGACGATGGAACGGGTGTAATAAAGAAAGCCTGCGGGCATATTTCCCCGCTACAGAGCGCGTTCTGTTTGCTGAACATTACCAGGGGCCATATCGCGGCAAAAGTGACGATTATGCGGCAAAAGAAAGGGAACTCAAACAGCACATAATGGCACCGCTGATTTCGTATTTCAGGGATGCTCGTGCCGAACTGGGTATAACGGCAAAACAGATTGCCGAAGCCACTGGTAAGAAAAATATGGTTTCCCACTGGTTTGGTGCCAGTCAGTGGCAGTTGCCGAATGAGGCTGACTACCGGAAGTTGCAGGCACTGTTTTCCCGTATAGCGGCAGAGAAATTTCAGGAACAACAACTGGAACAACCACACCACCAGCTGGTGGCATCTTATGATTCACTGAATCGCAAATATTCTGAATTGCTGGATGAGTTTAAAACTCTCCGGCGCTATTTCTCCGTATCAGTTTCCGTGCCTTATACCGACGTCTGGACGCATAAACCCGTTCAGTTCTACCCGGGTAAACATCCGTGTGAGAAGCCTGCGGATATGCTCCGGCAAATAATCAGTGCCAGTAGTCGACAAGGCGATCTGGTTGCTGATTTCTTTATGGGATCCGGTTCCACAATAAAAGCGGCAATGGCGCTGGGGCGTCGGGCGTTAGGTGTTGAACTTGAGTCAGAGCGGTTTAATCAGACGGTGAAAGAGGTAAGTGAACTGGTGGGGAAATAATTCTGGTGGCCACGTTGCGTGGCCTTTTTATTTCCAACACAGCACCCGCAAATATCGCGAGGTGAGAGATGACGAAATGCCTCATAACCCAAATACCTGGCCGGACTGGCTGGAGTTGTTTCAGAGCTGGTGGCGTGGAGATACGCCGCTGGGCGCAGTGATTATGTCGATTGTTATGGCTGGTTTGCGTATTGCCTATTTTGGTGGTGGTGGCGGCTGGAAACGAAAAACACTCGAAATTTTGCTCTGTGGCGCTCTGACGCTGACCTTTGCATCCGCTCTTGAGTATGTCGGATGGCCTAAATCGCTTTCTGTTGCCATTGGTGGTGGGGTGGGGCTGATCGGGGTCGATGCAATTCGTGGGGCTGCAATGCGAGTAATCGGTAATAAGTTTGGTAGTTCTAAGGAGTAATTTATGCAGGTACTAAATTCCCAGCGTAAAGCTTTCCTTGATATGGTGGCTTGGTCAGAAGGAACGGATAACGGACGACAACCGACACGTAACCACGGTTATGACGTTATTGTCGGTGGTGAACTCTTCACTGATTACTCCGATCACCCTCGCAAACTTGTCACGCTAAACCCGAAACTCAAGTCAACAGCCGCCGGACGTTACCAGCTTCTTTCACGCTGGTGGGATGCTTACCGTAAACAGCTTGGCCTGAAAGATTTTTCTCCAGAAAGCCAGGACGCTGTAGCTCTGCAGCAGATTAAAGAGCGTGGCGCTTTACCGATGATTGATCGCGGTGATATTCGTCAGGCTATCGACCGTTGCAGCAATATCTGGGCGTCGTTACCTGGTGCAGGTTATGGTCAGTATGAACATAAAATCAGTGACCTGATTGCACGGTTTGAAGAGGCTGGTGGGGTGGTAAATGAAGTTGAGCTATAAGCTGGTTATCGCTGGTTTCTTCGTTACTGTCATTGGTTCTTTCATCTGGTCGGCCAACCACTACTACAGCAAATATCAGTACGAAAAGAAACGTGCTGATGAGGCTGTACAAAATGCCAAATCGGCAACTGTCATTACCAATAACGTCCTGCAATCACTGCAAATCGTCAATACAGTTCTGGAGGCTAACCAGCATGCAAAACAGCAGATCACACTGGAGTCACAGAGAACCCAGGAAGATATCAAAGTGGCTGTTGCGGATGATGATTGTGCTTCACGTCCTGTGCCTGCTGCCGCTGCTGACCGGTTGCGGAAGTACGCGAACAGTTTACGTGCCTATTCCGGCGGTACCGTTGCCAGCAAGCCTGACTACTGAAACTCCCCAGCCAGTTATTCCCGATCCTCTGACCTATAGGGCCAGCCTGGATCTGAATGTGAGCCTGCTTTCGGCGTTGGGACAATGCAATATTGACAAAGCGGGGATTAGAAGTATCGAGATGCGCCGTAACGTTTTGCTGGCAGCAGGCAAATAGTCTGGACAAAGAACAGGAATATATTTATGCCTCCTCGAACCCCAAAAGCCTGCCGCGTTCGCGGCTGCCCCCATACCACCACTGACTCGTCAGGCTATTGCGAAAGGCACAAAAGCGAAGGCTGGAAGCAATACAAGCCAGGCCAGTCCCGTCATCAGCGCGGTTATGGTTCGAAGTGGGACAGTATCCGCGCGCGCGTCCTGAAGCGTGACAAAGGTTTATGTCAGTTATGTCTGCGTGCCGGTGTGGTGCGTGAAGCTAAAACCGTTGACCACATCATCCCTAAAGCGCATGGCGGCACCGATGCAGACAGTAATCTGCAGAGCCTGTGCTGGCCGTGCCATAAGACGAAGACGGCCCGTGAACGGCTAAAGTGATAATAATTCTCAACTGCCTGAGGGGAGGGGCGGGTCAAATCCCTGTGGCCTGACGTCTTCCGGACTGCCCGCCCCATCGTTTTTTTATACCCGCGAAAAATGAAATTTAACCAGGAGTGCCGCATATGGCTGGAACGACGGGGCGTTCCGGGCGTCGCCCCAAGCCAACGGCGCGCAAGGCGCTGGCCGGAAATCCCGGCAAGCGAGCCCTGAACAAAGATGAACCTGTTTTTACGCCCATCAAAGGTGTTGAGCCACCGGAGTGGTTCGCTGAAGAAGATCTCCCTCTCGCCACGATCATGTGGCAACTGACAACCAAAGAACTCTGCGGTCAGGGCCTGCTGTGCGTGACTGACCTCGCGGTGCTTGAGCGGTGGTGCGTGGCCTACGAGTTCTGGCGACGTGCCGTGAAAAATATTGCCAGACAGGGCAACACCATCACCGGTGCAATGGGCGGTATGGTCAAAAATCCGGAGCTGACCGCCAAAAAAGAACAGGAGTCCGAGATGAGCAGTACGGGGGCAATGCTCGGACTCGACCCCAGCAGCCGCCAGCGTCTGATTGGCCTGGCGGGGAAGAAGAAAGCCACTAACCCGTTTCTGAAAATCATCGAATCATGAGCCGGAAATCTTACCCCAACGTAAATGCTGCCAATCAGTATGCCCGTGATGTCGTGCGCGGAAAGATTGTGGCCTGCCAGTTTGTGATTCAGGC